ACAAGACGTACCGCCCACAGCAAGTTGCTGTAGTGGATTACTACTTCGCTGAGACACAGGGCTTTAACAGAGGTGACTTTGACACCGTTAAAGATGTAGTAAACATCGCTATTGCCTATGAACTAGTTACCCGTGCTGGCGCTTACTACTCGTATGGAGACCAAAAGTGGCAAGGAAAAGATGGCATCTTGCAGGCTGTTCGTGAGGACACCGAACTGCGGGACAAGATCACAGCAGAGGTGTTTGCAAAGTTTGGGTTGGCGTGATACTTGGCGGCGATGGAAGCGACCGCAAAGCAATCAACAAGCAGTCCAAGCGCCAAGAGCAGCGCTCTGCAAAGTCTTACAAAGGTTCACGCAATGCAGGATCAGGGTCAGGGTGGCTTCGTAAGAACGATGTACGCACCACTGACATCCTCATTGAGAATAAGTTTACGGTAAACGCCAAACAGATCACGCTTAAACACAAAGATCTGTCTGAACTAGTAGAGCGGGCAATCCTAGAAGATCGCTTACCTGTACTTCAGTTTGACCTCAATAACCGCCGCTACGTTGTGCTCACTGAGGACGACTTCTTAGAACTGTCAGGATTAAACGATGACTGAGTTGCCTTGGCACTTACAAGAGTACAAAAAGACACTTACCGCTAAAGGTAAGGTCATCCCCATTGTGCAGGAGCACCTACTTAAGACACGCTTGGAGTCCACAAGGGATACCGCTCACCTTCATCCTAGTGAAATCGCTAAAAAGGATTGGTGCCCTCGCTCCTCGTGGTACACCATTAAAGGTTACAAAAAGGAACAAGAAGAGAAGTTTGCATTTCAGCGATTAAACGTCTTTGCAGAAGGCCATGCTATTCATGCTAAGTGGCAAGGTTGGTTAGAAGACGCTGGCGTTCTGGCAGGTGTCTGGCAATGCTCCAGCACTATTTGTAATCATCGTTGGGACGCAACTTCGCCACAGGCTTGTCCTGTTTGTGGAACGATTAAACCGCTATACAAAGAAGTCCCTGTACAAAACACAGAGCACCATCTCCTTGGTCATGCCGATGGCATTGTAGATAATGGAAAAGACGCTCCATTCTTAATTGAAATTAAAAGTGTAGGGGCAGGTACCATCCGCTTTGAGAACTACGGATTATTTAAAGAATCTGATGGTAATCCCGATGCTATGTGGAAGGCAGTGCGCCAACCTTTTCAATCCCATGTGCGGCAAGCCATGCTGTACATGTACTGCACGGGTATCCACACCATGGTGTTTATCTATGAGTGGAAAGCAACCCAGGAAGTAAAAGAGTTTGTCATACAGTTTCAGCAGGAACTTGTTGACCCCATTTTGAGTGCTTGCGAAACTGTTGTCCGAGCGCTAGATTCATCTATCCCACCGATGAGACCTGAGTGGGTAACAGATTCAGAACACAAAACATGCAAACAATGCCCATACAAAAAAACATGCTGGAAGGAAAGCGATGAGAACAATACTGCGACCAGAACCGATGACACGACCCGACTTCACGCAGGACAATCAATCGGTGAGGGAGCGCTTCAATCAGAAGTTCACGATGCCCCCACGACCAGCGGGGGAAGTGCCACAAGTTCCACAGTATCTGGACGAATTATCAGACGCTGAATTAATGTCTCTCTACGGAGAGTTCATGGCCTGGGTATCTTACGCCAAAGCAGAACTAGTTGACGCTGAAATCAACGAAGAGCGACAAGCAAATAACTGTCGGATCGTTGAAGCCAAGTGCTTAATCGGTCAATGGAGTGACACAGCCAAAGGTGACACCGTAACATTGGCTAAAGCCCGCCGAGACGTAGACCCTGAAGTAATCCAACAGCAGGAAGAGCACTTGAACTCTCGTGCTTACCGCAAGATGGTTGATGCCGTCTTTGAGCGTTGTGAGCGTGGTGCGCAAGTCCTGTCTAGGGAACTAAGCCGCCGCATTAGTATTGCACCTCAGGAGCGCAGACAAGCAAGGTTTAATCCGTGACAACCTACCTGTACCAAGGTCAGGAACTTGGAGTAGTTCCACCTACTCCGTTAACTCCCGTATTTGCCGATGATCTAACGGCTGTTGCCAGCGCTACCTTGTTTGATGCCGCTCAAGCCTTTGGACATCCTGTGGGGTACGCCCAAGAACAAAATGGCAACCTTATCCAAAACATATTGCCTAATCAAAAAACAGAGTACGCACAGATATCTACATCCTCAAAAGGTACGTTGGCGCTACATACAGAGACTTGCTTCCACCCTTACTTGCCTGACTTTGTTCTTCTCCTATGTCTTCGTGGGGATCCGCAGGCGGCTACCACTTACGCAGACTTGTCAGACATCCTTGGTCGCTTGTCTGACAGAACTATTACAGTGCTTCGCCAGCCATGGTTCAGGACATCGGTTGATGAAAGTTTTAGGACTAAAGGTGAACCTGATTCGCCTATCAACCTTTCAGTCCTGACTAAGAAAACAAACAATACCTACCAACTTAAGTACGACCAATCTGTAATGGTTGGTATAAACGAAGATGCCGCAACTGCTTTGCTTACTCTTCAAAAAGCAATTGATGACTGTACTAAAGAAGTTGTGTTGTCTACGGGTGACCTATTTGTTATGGATAACTCTGACACCATCCATGGTCGTAAACCATTCCAGGCTCGTTACGATGGCACAGACAGATGGCTACAACGCCTGCTTGTACGCACCACGGTAGACAACATCCCCCACACACGCTTGTGCCCAAAGACGCACTGCACAGTAATTACGGAGTACAGATAATGTCAGAACATGAGTTACCCCTTAGTGAAACTGTTCGCCTCATGGCGGACGTTATCCGAGAAGGAAAAGGAAGAGTGCAGGTTACCTTTGAGCCTTCTTTTCTTTATGAAGTCGCTAACGTGTTAGAACACTACGAGGTGTTAGAACACTCCGAGGAAATAGAAAGAACCTTTAACAATGAACAATGACCTACGAGACAAGATAAGTGAAGCCTTCACGGAGATTGACGAAACCGTTCTATTAATGGACGGCTTTGATGAAGCCCTTATTGGTTTCTCTGAGCGCATGAACAACCCCACCCTTGCTGTCTACTCATGGGAAAAGATGATGAGCGTATGCATGGAGCGTGACGGCATGACAAGTGAGCAAGCCGAGGAGTACATCAGTTTTAACTGCCTTGGTGCGTGGGTCGGGGAAGGTACTCCCATCATTGTGCTACCCCTAGAGTTCTAACTATGGGAAACAAGCACAAAGCCAAAGGGACAGCCTTTGAGACCTTGGTCAAGGACTACTTAATCACTGCTGGTTTTAAAAACGCTCGTAGAACTGCCCTTGCTGGAGCCATGGACACAGGCGACATCAACGGCATTGCACAATCTGTAACCGAACGAGGGGTTGCAATACAGTGCAAGAATGACAAGTCCTTCAACATCAGTGGTTGGCTCAATGACACTGTAGAGCAAGCAAAGCGCCTAAATGATGCCGTTCCTGCACTGGTTGTGAAGAGGAAAGGTAAAGGGGAAAAAGCGTTGGGTGAATCATACGTTGTGATGCGTCTTGACGATTTGATTGAACTCTTAAAGGAAGCAAAGTACTCCTAAACTTTGTGAACAATATAAAACCATTGTTCTATTAGGAGTTACACCATGTCAGAAGAAGTTCACGCCCCCATTGAGGACGTACTAAAAGTCTCAGGATCCAGCAACCCTCAAAGTGTTGGTTCCATTCTTGCCCGAGCAGTTGCCGCAGGGCACTTTCCTAAAATGCGAGCCATCGGTGCAAGCGCTGTAAACCAAGCCGCTAAAGCCGCCGCTATTGCAAGAGGCTTTGTTGCCCCACGTGGCATTGACTTAACTTACATTATTGGCTTTGATGATATTATTGGAGATAACGGAGAAGCCATTTCGGCTATCTCATTCAAACCAGTAGTGAGGTAGTAATGGCAGATATCAGCCCAAAGTTGCGAGGTACCCTTCCAGCCGCTGCCCGTGCCAAAATGGTGCATCATCGTGGATACAACGCAGGTCGTGGAGATGATCCACACGGCGCAACCCAAGACAGCGATGATTTAGACATGCCAGCAGGCATGGAAAAACACCCTGATTATGATTCCTCTAAATCCTATTTGACGAAAGACGCAGACTAACTATGAGCATTTTCAACAAGATCCGTGGCGGCGCTGGGCAATCTGGGTACCCACCAAAGAAAAAGCAGTTTAACCAACCAACACAGCAATCAAGTTTTCAAGAAAATGATGATTGGTTGAAGCATACTAGTTTTGGCAACAATACACCAGCAGCAGCCCCTGCCGCAGCAGCCCCTGCCGCACGAATCTATGAAAAAGACGAACGTGGTTTGAATAAAATGCCAAAACCAGAATCCCTTGGTACTCCAAAGAGCGGTAGAGTTTTCCACAACACTCCTAAAGGTTCCACAAGCCCCCTTCGTCATGAAGTAACTAGTTATGGTGACATGCACACTATTCATACATATGGTCAAACAGCAAAAGGCGAAGCACGTATTGGCTCCTGGATGACAGACCAAGAACCATCTTTTGATAAAGATAGTTCATTTGGTTTTGGCGGTGGCAACACCTTTGACATGGCTACTGGTCAACAGTCTCCTTCTGGCGCTCGCTGGGGTAACGCCAAAATGACACGGGAGTGGAAGAACCAATAATGAGCATCCTCGGTCGCATCTCAGGCAACATGTCATTCCGTGGTCAGCGTCCTAGCGCACCTGCACCACAAGCAAGTGGGGCTAAACTCCCTCCAGGACCTCCTGTTCGTAAAAAGCCAACAGGTGGACCTCCTCCTATCTCAAATAAGAGTCAAGCGGATAAAGACAAAGAGGCTATTCAAATGAAGGCTTCAGATACTCGTATGAAAGGCGACCAAATGCGGATGAGTGGCGGACACAGAAGTGCTGACACTTATTATCGCCAAGCCGATGAGATGGAAAGTCGTTTAAAGCAAGGCGCTCCGCAACTTGATGATGAAACAATGAAAAAGATACGACCGTCACAGCATTTGCGTGATACCCCAGGAAGTGGTTGGGGAACCTACTAACTAATGGCTCGTAAAGACCACTTTCGTAGCGGGCACCAAGTCGCACCAGCGCAGCAAGCCGATAATCTTCCTTACTTTAATGAGCCTAATACTGCTCGTGCTTCCGAAGATGAAGAAAGACTGCTTATGTTTACGGGCGTTAGCGCTGTCCCACTTACTTTAGGTGGCGTAGGTAAAGGTGGCGTTAAGACAACTAAAATAGGGGAAGTTGGCAATGTTCGCATCCCTCTGCGCCATAGGCAAAGCGGTAAGCGCATCCTTGGCACCACGGGTATGTACAAAGGTATTACGCCACGCCCTGAGCCTGCGGATAGCACTGACTCTCTAACTGTGCCTAACCCCACAATCCCTGCCGTTCGTAAAAAGAAAACAACTAAAAAGTCACCAATGATCAAGAGCGGTGAAGTTCCAGACAAAAAGCCACCTGCTAAGTAACCATGGCTTCTAAAAAGAAGTCTCGTAAGCCTTCTGTTGGGCGCAAACCTGCTCAATTTACTGGTGAACGTGGTGGTGCCCGTTACAACCTTCGTCCCATAGAGGCTACTGGAGGCGGTACAATGGGTGGTCTGCTTACACCAAGTGGACAAGGTCAGGTGGGTGTGTGAGCAAGAATACCTTTACATCATGGATGAGTCCTTCGGCACCTCCAGGCGGCAACACGCAGGCTGACTTTGGCCCACAGCCAGTATTCCGTAACCAGAAAGACTGGCAGTTGTCGGGATACCAAACTGGATCCGACACACAGTATCCAGATGGATACCTTGGCACTATGTCCGCCAACCGCCGTCAGGATAAAATACTTGGCTCATTGAGCCGCATGAACGCTCGCCAGTATTCTCGTGGCGTGCACAAAGGAGAAAGAATTAATGCGGGCGACTACATTTGGCCCGATGAGTTCAACCTCTACACCGCTCTAGAGTACCAAGCACAAGGTTTGAAGTTTGCGCCTACAGGCGCAGAACCTGTACGCCTGACCAATGACGGGAAGGTTGGGCCTCGTGGTATTTCACGAGATCAAAAGCGTGACCAAGTGACGGAGATGAGTCTCCAACGTCAATCACAACTTAAAGCACTCGCCCCTAACTGGAGATAACTATGGCACGAGGTGAAGATACAGGTAACCATCCAAATCGTAAAGTGGGGCGTGCTGCTTTAGAGAGCACTACAAACTCTTTGTTTGGTGCAATGGATTCGCTTAAAGCGCAATTAGTTTCTCAAGGACGTTATAACCCCGAATGGGACAAGATAGACGAGGACGAGGACGAATAATGGCAAAAGGTACTGACGAATCTCGCAACGGCGCACGCATTGTTGACATGAAAACATGGAAGATGCGCAACCATCCTGCCACCAGCGGCGGCGGTAAAAAGCCACCAAATAAGCCAACTACCAAAACAGGTGGTAGTGGTGATGACAGCCCTTACGAAAGCAACAGAGATGATGCAAACCCTTACGGTATGCCACGTCCTCAGTTGCCTAAGCGTGAAAGCCGTGAAGACAAATACAAGAACGGTTGGTACAACTAAACATGGCTCAACAGATACCTAACGCTAAACCATGGCGGTCTCATGCTGAGGCGCTCGTTGACATGGCTTTGCAGACGGCTATCTCTGATCCAGACACCATCCGCCAGATTCGCCCAGTACATCCACAACAATTGTTTACTGTTCGTGAAGGCTATGCAAAGCAGACAATGGGTATAATGGATGTACTAAACATTGATCGTTACACCGCCTCTAACCGCTCTTGGGTCTCAGGGGCACCTGTAATGTTCCGTGATGGCACGTTTATGGAAGAGAACTTCTCTAGTTCTAGCCGATATTCAATGCAGAGTTTGGGGTAGGTATGGCAGACAACGATTATCTTGGTGGTATCCAAAATCAACAATGGAACACCTATAACGCTGGTTGGCTTCGTCAAACCCCAAACTGGATGCAAGGTGGCTTTAAGCAAGGCACTCCCGTATCTTCAGCCCGTTTCCAACCAGGCCGTGCTGGCGTAAGTCAATCGTGGGACGGCGGACAAATCCGTGATACCCGCACAAAGCCAATGGCAGCAGAGGCTGTAAATCGGATTGGTCAAGGCATTGTAGATAGAAACATTAATGTGCAAGCAAGTAAGGCGGCGCAACAACAGCAGGCGCAAGCAGGTCAACGCCTCGCTTCTGCTTGGCAAAACTTGCCGCAGCAGGCACAAGCGGCACAAATGACGCAGCAGTATGCAAGCGCTTTCAAACCAGCCCCACCTGCTCCATCAACTTCGCTCACTACGGGAGTCGGAGCCATTAACCAAAACTTGGCTCGTTGGCAATCCCCTCCCGTAGCAAGCAACCCTTTGTTATCGGGCTACCAAAAGATGGCAGGTCAAGCCACTGTTGCTCCAATGCAACAGCAATACACAAACCCAGGCGCTCCTCCACGGACTTTCAACCCAACGCCCATGCAACAGCAAGCCATTGCTGGTATTCAAGCACAACGCCAACGGTTGACATCTCCAGCCACTTCTCGTGCTTCTAAGCGTTCTTTTAACAACACCCCGCCGACTACCTGATAGGATTATATAATGGCTGTAAACGAAACCCGCTCAATGAATAACGACTTGGCTCTTGGTGCCAAAGATGGCAAATTCAAGAACACCACACCAGACCGTGGCGGTGACCTTGATCCGACAGATGCCAGTGTTCGTGCTATGGAACTCCAAGCACAATATGGTCTTGTAGAGCGCACACCCTTGGCTAACGCCCCCGAAGCACACCTACACAAGTAAGGACTCCTCATGGCACATGATCATCGCATGAACCCAGTGGGCGAACCCCACCTCAACAAAGTAAACCGCATGGGCAAAGGACGTTCTGAATTGCCACGCCTTAGGGGCATGCTCACTCAACAACTTTTACAGGAGCATGGTCATGTCAGTAACCATGTTCTTATGCCAGGATTTGACAATGTGATGGGAAGAAGTGTTATACAACCAGATCTGGAACCTGCGATTGCGGATGCCGTAGATGCTCGTGTCTCTAATTACCGTCAAGACCGAGGAAAAGGCGGACGAATGGAAAGAGAGACCGCTGATGAACTTGGTGCTCGCTTCTCACGGCGCCAATACTTTGGTGATGGGGACTGGGCTTAATAATCTGTAGTAGGCTTCGGCTAGACCGAAGTTAGGAGCACAACATGTCTATTGAAGAAGAACACCGTCTACTCGTCTGCTGGAAATTGGTTGATGGCAAAAAGACTGACGCCACAATGTACAAGATGAAGCCCTACAGTGGGCCTGCTGAGTATGACATGGAACTCCGAGAGATCATTGAGCGCCACAACGCCCGTGTCCCTGATCCTGACAACTACCGAGCACTGATTTACCGCACTGACGCTGAGACCGCTAAGAAACTGGATTCGGAAACAGCCGTTAAGAGCGAACTAGCAAAGAATGATGTCTACATCAAAGACACCCGTGATGAATTGAAACTAGACGCACTGAAGTGCTTTAATCGTCACAACCGTCCTAAAGATGGTTGTATTGATTGGTGTATTGAATCAAAGACAATTGGTCGTAAGACTGGTGTCGCTCCTGAAAAGCGCCAATACCTCTGCATGTACTGCCCAGCCGCTGAACATTACGCTCACCGTCAACGCATTGAATTGGGTTTGTACGACAAATGATCTTGGTGTCACTAGACGTTTTGTCAGTGCCCAGTCTTGTAAGTGAGGACGTAGGCGCTAGACAACCCATTCCCGAGGGTAGGAAACTGTGGAGCACCCTGTTCCCTGCCTACAGCGGGCGTATGGCTGTCTTTGCTGCGGGCGTAACTAATCATGACGGCTGCCTATCTTGGCTTAAACGAGAAGGTTTTAAAGCGTCTACAGTTGACTTTATTGTTGAAAACACAGTTGATGCAAAAGTTGCTCGCATACAAAACCTACACGCAGTTTATGGTCGCATTAATTGGTACATAGACACTGATCCACAAGTTATTGCAAAAGTGTCTCATAACGGGATTCCCACACTTCTAATGACCGTCCCACACACAGTTAGACCAGAATGGTCAGAGGGGCGCATCATGAAAGGGTGGGATGCCATCGTGGAAGAAGCAGATGCTCAGGCTTTAGCAAGAGCGGAAAGAAACTGGACTGATGGCTGATCACTCAAAAATGACCTTTGAAACATGGCTACGCATCGGGTTAGAAAAGAAGTTTGTTGGGCCTCCCGTGTGCACTACACACGATGGCATACCCACAACCGAGGACGAAGACTTGGCGTGGGACGATGGAGACGACCCCTGCGTGCACATGCTTCGCCTGTACGGTGACGAATTGGAAGCACTTTTAGTAGAGCAAAACCACAGTCCCTCAATATGGCGAGACACCTACTGGGACGAAAAGACTCTAGAAGAATGAAGATCTTCTTTGGTGGAGCGGAAAAAGGGTCTTATAGAAAGATGCTTGTGAATGCGGGTGTAAAGCGCTACGCCATCAACCTGACACACTTTCCAATCCCTAAAAAGAAAGAACTGGACATCAGCGCCCTTTTTGATGGTGGAGATGTCATTGTGTACACCTCTGAAAACGATGAAGATACCACTCGCTTTGACACCTTCGTCCGTGACCACGCAGACTCTTTATTTATGGTTATTGGACGCCCTGACTACGATGGAGCCTGGCTGGGGGATAAGTACTACCCGTTGTGGAATGACGAGCAGGATCTGGAGCGTTTAGCGTGGCTCTGCCAAAAGTACGGACGGGCAGCAATCAGTGACAAGGCAGTCACAGGTAAGAATGTGGCTCGCATCGCTTCTATTGCGCAGCGCTGGAGCGCCAAACTGGTAGGGATCACCTCAAAGCCAGACCTCATTGAGCGCATCCAGTGGGACACGGTAATCGTAGGCTCATGGACAAGTGCTATTCGCTATGGCGAAACGCAAGTGTGGGACGGTCACGGTTTACGCCGTTACCCCGCACAACAAAAAGATTCAGCCCGTAGAAAGCACCGAGCCGACATCGCTCGTCTTGGCGTTGACTTTGATGCTGTAATGGATGACAATGTATCCGCCGTTGGAACCCTTGCTATCGCTTCATGGAAGCAATGGGAGACACATACTTTTGGGGGCTATGACCCTATGAATGACGATGACGAGCAAGAAGTTTTGACGTCCGATAATGGGCAGATAGTTGCTATACCCCCCACAACGGGTACCCCCACTTCTTTGGTTTCTGGAGGGTCAACTATTGCTATCAACACCCCAACGAAGCGGCACGAGAGTGAGCGTGTATTGCTACCAGTCATGGGTGTAGAAACGATTACCTCCTTTGGCTCGCAAACCGTTGACAGTGAAGGGGAATCTATAGAAATAGACCCCATAAAAGTAGACGTTTTACGATACAATTCAAGCCCTTTACGGCAGTGCGATAGTTGCTATCTCAGCAACAAATGTCCGAGTTTCAAGGAACATTCAGAATGTGCCTTTAAGTTACCAATTGAGATACGCACTAAAGACCAACTTCAAGCCGCTATGCGAGCACTTTTAGAGATGCAAGTAAGCCGTGTGCTCTTCGCTCGCTTCGCTGAAGAACTAGAAGGACAGGGTCTTGACCCAGCACTATCCCATGAGATGGATCGCCTCTTCAACCTGATTGACAAGTTCAAGAACATCTCAGATACACGAGACACCATCCGCTTAGAAGTAGAAGCACGGGCTGGTTCAGGAGTCATGTCCCGACTGTTCGGCCCGAGAGCAGGAGAATCTACGAGAGCACTAGAAGGTGGCGGATTAGGTTCTAATGCCACCAATGCTCTGTACTCCGAAGTGCTAGACCTCTCTGACGATAATTGACAACCCTCTAGTTCACCGTTAGCCTCTACTAGATTTACAACGCTCGGGGTACCGCATGGACAAGATTACAGATGTTGCCATTGACCTTGACGGCGTTGTGTACCCTTTTGCAGATGCCTTCAAGCGCTATTGCGTAGCCATCCTTGGCATGAATGCCCAGACACTGCCTTACCCGACCCGCTGGGCTTTCTATGAAGACTGGGGAATGACCGAAAGCGAATTCAATCACCACATTGCAGCGGCAGCCCATCACCATGATCTCTTTGCAACCATGCCCCCTGAGTACTACGCCGACTACGCATGGTCAATGCTCAGAAAGATGAATCTAAATATCCATGTCGTTACTTTTAGACCTAAAGAGGCACACCAGCAAACAGCCGAGTGGCTCCAGAAACACGACCTTGTGCCAGACTTCCTCCACTTCCCAACCACCTCTAAAGGTGATGTCATTAAACAAATAGGTGGCAAGGTAATCGCCATTGACGACCACGTTGATTACTACTTGGACATGAAGAACGCTGGCGCACTATCGGTTCTCCGCACGCAGCCATGGAATGAGCACTACGAAGACGCACTACGGGTGTCCAATCTTCGCAACTTTATTAAATTAATTGAAATCTACAACACCGACATGGAGATATACGAATGATGAAACCACCTACATTTAACAACCGCACAGATGTACTTACCGAAGCAGACATGCTGATCAATGGTGACCGCAATGATAGTTACGGTGACCCCATTGATGACTTCTCTACGACTGCTGACTTTTGGACGATTTACCTTCGCCGTATCATTGACCGCCGACAGGCTTTTCATTTGAAGCCACATGATGTTGCGGTCATGATGATGCTTCTCAAGACTTCCCGCCTGTCATGGAGTCCTGAAAAGCGAGACCATTGGACGGACAGCATTGGTTACAGTGCTTGCGGTTGGGATTGTGTAGTTCGTGAAGATGGCTTACCCGATGGCGTACAACAATAACGCTCACTACACAGAATGGCATAATGCCCTAACTGACAAGGAACTACATATGTATATAAAGCGCAAGCAGATGGCAGAAGAGTTAGAAAAAGAGCGCCAGCGTTTAAGTAATGCCCTCAGCGCTATACCGCAGTTGCTCACTGATAGTAAGGCTCCATCACTACAGGACTTTGCAAACCGCACGGAACTTTCAGTAGCGGAGATCCTCTTAGACAACTGGGACTCCATTATTGAATTGGTGGCTACGAACGAACGTCTAAAAGGTGAAGTATCTAGATTGCTACAGCAAGTAGAACAACTTAGTACATCTATACAAAACGCAGTTGAGTCTGCACTTCGTCCAGTTCGTGACATCCGTGTAAATGATGATTTGTTAAAGCGAGAGTTTTAATTGCCACAGTTTGAGGAAGACTGGCGAGAGCAAGCGCTCTGTAAAGATCGCCATGTTGACCTTTGGTACCCACCACTAGACACCGACATTCCTGAGAATTACTACACAATTTCTAGAGCAGTATGTCGTCAATGTCCTGTGTGGAAACAATGTTTAGATGATGGGATTGATGAGAAGTGGGGATTGTGGGGCGGACTCACGCCACAGGAGCGCACAGCGCTCACTGTTGATCACCCTAAAGCCAGTGTCATGCGTCCACACGGTACATGGACACGCTACAGACAAGGTTGTAGGTGTACAGAGTGTGTGGAGGCTGAAGCAAAAGAGATTAATGAAATAAACATTCAAGAGATTCCTAAAATGGGGACAACCCTGATTGATTTAGAGATGCTTAAGTTCAGGTTGATTCAGCCTTAACACCTGTAAACTAGAAGGGTAACGCCCATAGTGTTCTTCACAGAATCCTGTGGGCGTTTTGCTTTATCCGCCTATCAAGGAGAGACGATTGTTAGATCGCCCGCTATTACTCGTTGGAGTAGCCATCACATCACTTGTTAGTTTTGTGTTTGGATTTACTTCAGAAGAACAGCAATCCGAAGTAGTAAACATTCCAGCAGAAAACATTGAAGTATTACCAATAAGACAACTTACGTATCTAGAAGCAATTCCTGAGGTTGTGCAGGAAGTAAAGATCCCAGCAGGGATCCCTAAAGACACAACAAAGCGATGCCCTAAGTGGGAGGCTAAGTTTAGGGAATACGGCTTGCCCGTAGTTGCCTTCTCCTACATCTCATGGCGTGAGAGCAGGTGCAACCCACAAGCACATAACACCACCCTCAACAGGAACGGCTCACAAGACCTAGGCTTGGTTCAAGTCAATTCTTCGTGGAAGACAGTCACCCGCAACATCTGTGGTACCGACATAAAAGGATTATTTAATGTTGATTGCAACCTTTCGGTCGCAAGATACTTGTATGACAACGGTGGTTTAGGGCACTGGCGATTGTAGACAGCCCAACAAACAAAAGGTAAGATGTACACATGACAAACCAACTACAACCCGAGCACTTAGCAGGAACTAGTGAGATTGCGGTAGTTCTTGGCGTGAGCAAACAACGCATACACGCCCTACGCAAACAAAAGAAGTTTCCACAGCCAATCACGCATCTAGCCTCTACCCCTATTTGGGATCTTCGTGAAATCAACGCATTCCTAGCAGAATGGCGTCCTTGGAAGGTTCCACAGGCATGAGTGAAGAGCGTCAAAAGACTAAGCGCAGGTACTCTTGTTCTGGTTGCGGACAGGTGCTGGTGCTGTATGTGAACCCTTCGGAACCCCCTGTACACGCTTGTCCAAAACAAGCCAACCGTTCAGTGGAGTTTGAGGAACTTACATGAGGGTAGGTATGGCAAGTGGTGACTACCTACCTGCCCAAAAAGCCGCTGATGGTAAACAACACTGGGGTGGCTCAGGTTGGGCACGCCTCGGTCAATACATTGAATGGCTAGAGCACCTAGGGACTGAAGTAGTTATAGGCGTACTGGTATGGAATAAAGATCACTTTTGCATTCGGGATTCCCGAGACATCCTTATTTCCATAGATGTCCTAATCATGCAACGATTGATGCATGACAACCTCGCTGAACACATCACCAAGGCTCGTCAAAATGGACAGATCATCATTAATGACCTAGACGACTGGTACTGGGGCTTAGATCCGTCCAATGACGCTTTCAAGTCCTCGCATCCAAAGACTAACCCTAGAGAGAACCGTAACCATTACAAGAATGTGCTTGCTTCTAGTGACTGCATCACAGTCTCCACTCAATACCTCGCTGACCGTATCAAGTCATGGGTGCGTTGCCCCATTCACATACTTGAGAACACCGTTGATGTTGAGAGGTTCACACCACACACCCACACTGACAGCCATCACCCCACGGTTGGCTGGGTCGGTGCCACGAGCCACCGCTCGGGCGATCTTGAGATTCTCAAAGGTGTCATCAATCCTTTAATCATTTCAGGAGACATTAAGTTTCAACACAGCGGACACTATGCACATGCAGAGACTGTCGCCAGCAAACTAGGTCTTCATGATGATCAAGTAACCGTGCTCAATGCTGTGGACGCTACACAATATCCGTCATTGCTCACCATGGACATCGGACTAGCACCACTGCGAGACACTCCATTCAACCATGCTAAAAGTGATATTAAATTACTGGAGTACTCCTCATCAGGTATTCCATGGATTGGTTCATCTCTATCTTCTTATGAAGGTTTGCGTAAAACTTGGGGGATTGGTAGGACTGCGAGTAAACCATCGCAGTGGCTCAAGCATCTGAAAGATCTTCGGGATCCTGTCAGGCGAGCAGATGAGGGAGAGGCTCTGAGGGAAGCGGTGTGGGCACGCAATATTCCTATTGGTGCCCACCGCCTCAAGTCACTTATTGACAGCCTTGGCTGACTTTATTTCTATGCGCTCTATGCGCTTGGTGATAACTACACGCTCTTCTTTCTTAAGGGACTGCATATCTTTGCCTCCCCATATTCCATGTCGCATGTCATTAAGTACTGCATAACGCAGGCACTCATACTGGACAGGGCAATCGGCGCATATCTTCATTGCACGCTTCTTGCGCTGATGAAGCCACTTCACATTAACGCCACGGTAGGTAGGTACAAAGAAGAGTTCTCCCTTGTCTTTGCATAGTGATTGCTCACGCCATGTTGAATACAGATCAGGGAATGGAAGAGGCTCTACCATCTCCCAATAACTGTACTCAGTGACGGGGGATTGCTCCCCCGTCTCAAGAGTGTCACTCATACAAGAACCACATCACCCAAGATGCGGAGGACTTGACGATCAAAGTCATCTGTCTTCCCGTTGAGTGCGTTGAGAGCATTGCGCTCAACACGGCTGTCATCCTTGCCACTGAGGTGGTGCTGGTAGGTGTTGAATGCCTGCAACACTCCGAGACCAGTTCCCATCCATGGGGCAACTCGTGGGTCGTACTTGTACAGGTGGCGGATTGCTTCCTGCTTGTTCTGAGCACGGCTCACTGCTTGTGGTCGTGCCTCTTCGGAACCAACGGGGATGAGACGATCAACAATGGCGTCCCACTCAGACTGTCTGACCGAGATAGAAGAGAGTCGCTCAATTTCAAGAGTGACCTCGTCTGCCATGGTGTGGATGATCCCGAGAGCATCACGGATGTCTTGGATGCGTCCGTTGCTGTACTTGCTGTGGCGTGTCTTGAACTCACTGCCAGCCTCACCGAGCGCTCCAGCGAGTGTGTTGTCACAGACCACTGCGGTCACCACTCGTTTGAAGGTAGTGGCAAGCGTGCCGTTGTGGCTCGTGGTTGCGAGCAGGTGCGGGCGGAACTCAAAGCCAGCCTTAGTGCTGATTGTTTCAGGCATTTCAATGCTGACCCAAGCAACGCCGCCATTGCGCAACAGACCCGCAGAACCGATCTGAAGGTTGCTGTCATCAATGACATTGGCAACGGTTCCCAGCAACCATTCTTGGTACTGGTGGATTTGGTATGAGTCCTTGAAGAGACCGAGAGTCTCAAAGGTGTCATCACGCACAACAGCCTTGCGGTCGTCTTGCTGGATGTACTTGACTCCCGAGATGTCAGGCACCTGCACGAACACTGGCGCTTCAACAGCCTTCCAGTGAAACAGACGGCGCTGGACATCCTCTACAGGGATTGCCTGCTCGTAATGGTTTGGCTCGGTTCCCTGATCGGTTGCCTTGTAGTGCCATGCGTTTCCACGCTTAGATGTAAAGCCCACCAATACATTTTGGTTAAGCCACTGGCTGGTTTCCTTACTCATGATATTTCTCCTTGTCGTTTGAATTGTTTGGTTGTTTGTACCACGGGGATAAAACTACCCCCGTGGGGGTACTCATTGCAACTTCTAATTAATTAATTTATGAATTGCTCTTCAGGTAAATGGTCTGTCCAATCTGAAGGTTCGTCCCGTACTCCTCTACGAGATCGTCTACAGCCACGGACAGGTTGCCCCAACAGTGCTGGCGAGCGATCTGCCACAAGGTGTCACCCCTGTAGACAGTCACTGGTGCCGTGTCACATGAATAGGTGGTCATGCGCTTGTTGTAGTCACGCACAGCCCACACGAGAAACAACGCCCCACCTACTGCTAACACAGTAAGAAAGGTGCGTTTCACGATGTTGTTTTGCCTTGTGTAATCTTTTGTATTCACAGTATTCCTCTCATTCCTTTGGATATGTATTCAGCATCAAACGATGCTCTGTCTCTGTAAACGGCGTACAGGGTTGATGTAGTTACTTCCTTGCCACAAGTACATGTGGCTTCAGCCGTTTCATCATCAGGGAACAGTTGCGCTGTCTCTACCCACTCACGACCGCACCCGTCCTCACAGAAGAATGTGCATTCTTCGTGTATTTCATCCCATGGTGCCCAGTTCCGACTCATGACAGCGCTCCGTAGAGTTCGTCAAAGTCTCCGTTGATCCATTCCTTGAGTTTGATTGGATCAGGTGTGAGCACCGAGATGCCCATGCTGAACACATTGCTCGTAGGGTCAGCCACGATGGCTACAGGCACTGGCGGTACCAGTTCACCTGTCACCAATGACTCTGCCCACTGGTTGAATGTCTGCTTACGCTGTGCAATCGGATCATCCCAGCCACCTGTTGTCCAGCCAGTCATGACGTCTGTCCAGCCTTCAATGGTGGTCTCGTAGTGCCCACGCCAGCCACTGGAATGGATGTACTCACGGTTGATCGTGATGTTGGTACGGAACATGTCATCTCCATACTCGTCCATGCGAATGTGGTCTCCGATGTAGTACTTGAGTACTGCACCATCGTCCACGATCTGCACGGTTGAAGCATGATTCGTGTCGGACTCGTAGCAACCCCAGCAGAGGTAATCCTCTTTGACGGTGCTCCAACCGAAGTCACCTTCGGCGTCCACTAACTCCTCACATTCACAGCACTTGTTCTCTGTATCTTCGCTCATTGTGATGCCTCCATCTCTGCGTTACTGCTTACTTGTATTTGATTCTTGTCATTGAAACCCGTGATCCATGGGTACTCAGTAATGAAATACCCAATGCGGTTCACATAGTGTCTTCCAGCGAGGATGTAAGTTCCATCATCGCCGTCTACATATGTCCACACGACTGCACTCGGCTGTGCGAAGACATACTCCACCTCTTCACCGTAGGTTTCAAACATGATCCCTCCGTTGCCATCGTCAAACGATGCGTTGGCATCAAGGTGATTAACGATGGGCAGGTATAGATCAGACCATTCATCTACTGACATTGCTACTGGTGTATTACTCATTTGAACCTCCTCAGATTCTTTAACTCATGGGTGTGACACAGTGTCGTCACCCCGTGGGCGCTCTACCCCGATCAGTGGGCAGAGCACCCACGGGATGTCACCAGCCAAGGCTGATGGCACCCTTCGTACGAGCCTCTCAGGACTCGTTTAACGATGTTTCAATCCAATCTAGGTCAATGCTGTAGAGAAACACAAAGTGTCCTCTCGGGTCACGGAACTTGACATATCCTCCCGAGAAGTCATCTTCAAATTGCTCATTGACATTGCCAATGTACTTAAGTTTGATGATGTCTTCGGTACCGTAGTACTCGTTGGTATTGACGGAGGGGATCAAAAGATCCGCCTCCACCAAATCCCTGCGCACTACTGGATAACCGCTCATTGCTCGCCCCCACAACGGCAGTTGCCATTGCATGGAGCGAACTGAGTCTGCTGGCTGTCCCAACCGTTCTCAGCGCATTTGACACACCTCCATACATCCGAAGGTAAGTCAGATGCTGGACGGAAGTCGTGCTGACACATGATCACTGCTGTTGGGATCTCTCCCTCGCTCTTGAAATACTGCTCTACGCTCTGCATCAGTTCTCCTCCAAGAATGACTCAAGATGGTACGCATCAACAACTGCCCACGCAGGAGCGACAGCCTGACCACGCCACAGCACGCCCTCAGGCAGTGTGATGTTGGCATCGGCGTCTTCCTCGTTCAGGTACTCAATTGCTAATACGCAAGCATCCAGCATGCTCAAAGGCACGGATGGATAGTGATTGGATGTCAGGTGCCACGAGAGCGCCTGTCGTAGTTCAATGAGACCGTCCACGACAGCCTCATTCATTCCTAGTGCATTCATGCTTCCCATTACTTACCCTCCGTTTCGTTGGCTGTCCATGGTGCTTCAAAGCCCAAACTTTCTTTCCATTTGAGCGCAACTTCTAATTGGTCACCATCAAGGCGATAGAACTTTTCAAAGGCGTCTGCCTCGGATGTCGCTTCTACCTCGTACCCATAGTCAATGGTTTCGTTAACTCTTACTATCCACTTGCTCATAACTGACCTCCTCAGGTCTTAGGGATTAATTACTTTATCGGGCACAAAGTGCCCTCACAACCCACAAACAATGTCTGTGGGCTGTGAGCGCACCATGGCGTGAGCCATGATGCACCCGATCAGGATGTACCTTCCATGTCAGTAAGCACGAGTGGGGTGTTGTAGACAATGTCATACGACAAGACCACAAAGTCCTCACCGCTGTTGCCGATGAGCGTCTTGAGTTGCTCCTCGCCGTCTTCACAGTAGAAGAAGACCTCATCGTCACGGTTGCCCAGCGAGTCAAACTCGCCGTTCCATGCATTGTTATCCCATGTGCCAAACGAGAAGTAACGCTCGTCCTCAATGCCTGAGTCATACCACTGGATGATTGCCCATGCACCTACTGGTGTTCCGATATTGCTCATTCTGTTTCCTCCGTTTCTTCGTCTTCGCCCCATGAGGTTTCAACGATCTCGTATACCAATTGTTGTAACACATCGTTGCCGAGTTCCACGACTCTCTCGTGTACATACCCGTCAACTTCGTCCAATGCGTCCTGACACTGTTCTTGAGTCCATTCGGGGTACCACGCTTTGATGTCGTGCCACGACCATTTAACTACAATTTCATTTGCCATCAGTAACCCACCTCCACTTCGTTAATTGCTTGGTACAAGAATGTCCAAACATCTTCATTTACTGATGCATACCCACCACTGGAGTCAAACTCTTGAACGGCACTGAGCCATCCATCTGAGTCTGCCGACAATGGTGTTTCATCGTCACCTGTAGTGAACAGGTTTGATTCCCACCAAGAGATGCAAATCTCTTCGTCAGGATTGATATCCCTTAATAATTCAATTGCTTTACTTACTTTCATGGTGCCTCCTCAGGCTTTAATTGGTTTGTGTGTATCTGCTTTCGCATTGTCCCTAGTCACGATTGAACGCTACGCCCGAGGCGCTAGGGGAATCTCAATTAGAAACCGTTCTTAGAACAGATCTCTCCGAGAGCATCTTGGATCTTCCGCTGTACAGCGACATACTGCTCCACAGTTCCCCATGGATAAATGCCATCGTCACCAAGTCGGTTGTAGATGGCTTCCATGCCCTCTTCAACTAACTGGTACAGGATGTCCAGTTCGGATCCACGGCGGTCTATGCCTCCGTTGAGACTTACATTTAAGTTGTACATGGTGACCTCCTCAGGTCTACTTGTTGAACATCGGATGATGTTCTGACCGTACACTATCGGTGAGACAATGTACAGTCAGAACACCACGGGCTTGCGCCCGTGATGCACTGTGGTGTGCTCCCGTGAGGACAGGAGCACTCCGTATGTCGCCAGTAGCGCTGACCATGAAGCGCTACAGCGCCCACGATCATCCTCCGTTACCGACAATCCCTTCTATGAGTTCTTGGGTGATACTTCCACCCTCGGCGCCCATATCTTCTCCGTTGCCCGTCAAGACAGCCGACACTACTTCGTGCTTGGCGTTGAGCAATGCCCACATGCGATCATCCACAGTGGGTAGTGCGATGTTGTTATCTACTGCCAACATCCACCAAGCAACAACAGAGTTTGTCTGCCCGATACGGTGAGCACGGTCTTCGGCTTGCACCGCTTCGGCTGGTGTCCATGGCACTTCAGCGAACACCACATGCGATGAAGCAGTGAGCGTAATGCCCACACCTGCCGATGTGAATTGTCCAACGAATACCTTGGCGTCACCATTTTGAAAGGCGTCAACCGCAACCTGCTTCTCATCATCGGTCATGCCACCAGCAACCTTGACTACACCGTGCTTATTGAAAGCACTAGTCAATTTTGCAATGACATCCTTGTGATGTGCGAACACGATGACCTTCTCGCCTTGAGCGACAAGTTCTTCAACATGCTCTACCACATAGGAGACCTTTGCTACTCCGAGCAACTTGCGCAACGCATTGAGCCGTGTGACTACCTCAGCCTTGGATGCCCTCTGCCACGCTTCAACACCGCCGTTGGCGATGACGAAGTCACGGAAGTCATTCTCGGCGTGACGATATGCCACGAGGTCAGTGTTACTGATCTCGGTAGCAACTTGTGCACGGCGCTTGGCTGGAAGTTCTTTCAACACATCTGACTTGTTGCGCCTCACATAGCAGGTGCCACGCAAGGTGTCATTCAACTCAGTGGTGTTGCTGGCTCCGTTGTACACCCAACCCCAACCGTTGTGGATGGGATCGCAGTATCGCTGACGGAATGAGAAGCGCCCACCAAATACTCGGTCAAGCCTGTCAATGAGCAACAGTGGCGAGACCAACTCGTTTGGGCGATTCACAATGATGGTGCCCGAGAGCAACACCACATATCCCTCAGTCGGAATTGACTTAGCGACATATGCGATGCCCTTGGTGCGTGCTGACTTCTCTGTCTTCGCACGGTGAGCCTCATCTACGATGAGTGCGCCGAACTTGCCCGCCAACTTGATTGACCATGTGTCAATGTTGCTGTCACCGATGATGATTACATCGGCTTTGGGAAGTGCAGTCACAGCCTTGCCCTTCACGATGGCTACGGAGAGCCACGGTGCGAACAGTGCGAATGAGCGGAGCCAGTTGATGCGCAGTGACGGTGGCACCACGACAAGCACTTTGTGCTTCTCGGTGTGCGCATGCACTGCTACAGCGATGGCTTGTGGTGTCTTACCCAGCCCCATCTCATCTCCGATGATGACTCGCTTCTGCTTGATTGCATAAGCAACGCCAGCACGCTGGAATGGGAATAGAGGCTCGGCAAGATCAACACTGACATCACCATTGTGTGCACTGCTCAGAGCGTGCAGTGTGGCGTCAGGTTTAATTGCTGGCACAACACGGGCAAGCCCCGAGAGCAGTGCGCTCAGTTCTTCTAGTTGTTTATTCATGGTCTTAGATACCTCCTCAGGTACTTGTTAAGTGGACTTGCGTCCTCGTAATGCACAGAAGTCCGTCATCTCCTGTGCACTACGAGCACGCCACAGGTTGCCCTGTGACGCCCTCAGGCTACATCTGTAACCTACTTGCGCAGTCATTGCCAATGCCACGCTTGCGTGTCACTTCATCAGTGAGACGCCGACCGCAGACACCACACTGTCCGATCTCTTGACCGTACAGCGCTTGTGCTTGCAGTCGCTCATCATCACTGAGTGATGCGATGCGCTTGATTGCATTGAGACCACGCTCTCCTCGCAACTTCTCATCACTACGCCCACCTACTTGCATGTAGATGCCTCGCTGACCCTTCAGGCTTGCGTTATGAAAGCCCTTGTTGGTCTTGATTGCGTAGAAGACAAGATCGTTGGTGCCCGATGACGGCAACGCAAAGAAACCATCGGCAAGCGTGCCGAACGATTCATTGGTCACCTTGTCGGCAACGATTGCAGGAGCCGATGAGCACTCACCTTCTTTGTGGTAAGTGCTCCATGCTCCGCCGATGAGCAACGCATGACCAGCGCCTGCCAACACTGGATGCCCACAGAGGGCACACGGGTTGGCAAACTTGTTCACGATGGTGCGCTCGGCAGGTGGCAAGTGTGCGGTGCCCACAGCCTTGACTTGAATCTTGCGAATGCTGTCAATGGCAGTGGACGCTGACTTGCTCGTAAGTTCATTCAGATTCATTGTTGTGATGAACTCGTCCACCTGATCTGTTGTCATCTCAAGTGTTGAAGCACGCTCCAGTAACAATGTGCGAATGAACGCTTGTTGCTTTGGTGTAATTGCACCCATGGTAAGAACCTCCTCAGATTCTGTTTGTGTTTACTAAGTGGACTTGCGTCCTCGTGATACACCGATGGGGGAACCGATGTACCACGAGCACGCCACGACTCACGCCGTGACTGCCCATTGCTGATTACTCACGCATTGGCGAGTTGGGAAGTGATATTTGCAATTGCTTGCCACAGCACTGTCTCCATGTCAACGGTGTCACTGACGAACAGCGTGATCGTTGACTCCAACTTTGCGTAACCGAATGACTCTCCATCCTGCCCCCACTGGGGACGGCTGACCGCCAAATCTTCGTACTCAATCACGAGATCAATCGTCTTGAGCCGTGGATCATCGGACTTCTCAATCCGTAACCCAGTTACTTTGTGAATACTTGCATCCATGGTGCCTCCTCAGGCTTTGTTAGTTGAATGGGCAATTGTATGCCCTCACAATGCACGAGCCAACGCCCCTGCACTGTGAGGGCACCACGGCTTGCGCCGTGATGCTCCCGACTATCAGTCGCTGTCCTCGTCCTCCTCCACGAAGCCCTCGGGCATTGTGATAGATGGGAAGTACACAACAACGGAGTCACGCCCCATGCTGTCGGTGCGCATACCCGAACGGCTCAGTGTCAAGCCGAGACTTCGGTAGGACGCACCAGCCAATTCAAGACCGAGGATCAAGAATGTTGATGCCTCGTCCTCGGTCACAATGCCGAGGCACTGATCGCCATACATCCCACGACCCGAGTACTGCATGACAGTGCCCACATCGTGTTGCTCCAGTATCTCGGTGATCAATTCAAGATCATTCGCTGTTAGTTGATAACTCATGGTTATACCTCCTCAGGTATTTTGTAGTGAGCGGTTGCTCACAGTCCCTAGCCCGAATTGAATCGGCACGCCCGAGGCGCTAGGGGAATTGGTTAGTAGGAACCCCAATTGTTTTCTTCATTGACGGTGAACCTCGCAACCTCTTCACCAACTCCGCAGTTGATCAAGAATGCGATGTTCTCTTCTGCTGTCCTGCATTCATTGACCACTGCGCCGTCCATGTTGAGTTGATCCACAAGTGATTGCCACAACACGCTCAGAGCAAGTAGTGCTCGGTCACAATGCCTCCTCCACATGAACTCTGGAGTCTCATTTGACATGGAATCAAAGTGGACATGCCCACGAATTGCCTTTGCAATTGTGTCTTCTATTCCGTATTTCATGGTTTGCCTCCTCAGGCATTTTGATTCAGCATCGGATGATGCTGTCATGACCCACCGACTTGCGCCGATGAGCCATGACAGCACCACGAGTTCACACTCGTGATGTGTCGGTCAGCCTCCACTGACCTGATTGAAGTTGAAAGCGCTCGTACAAGGTGTGCAGGAGTGACGCATGCTGTACCGAGATGTGATCTCGCACGATGTTCACGAATGCATGACGCCAGCACTCATTGTGCCCACGCTCGCCACATACGATGTGAGCGAGTTCATGAGCCAGTGTGAGCACTGTCGTACTGGAGCCACTGATGCCGATGACATTGCCTTCGGCACTAGCGACACCTGCCCACTTGGTGGATCGGATGCGGTCAACCATCGGCGTATCCCAGCCTTCGGTCTCGCACACACGATCCAGCCAAGCGAATGCGTCCTTGGTGGCGATCACCTGAGATGGCAAGTGATAAGCCACCTCACGCTCTATCGCATACACCGTGGCTTGATGCTCGGGCATTTTGGGAGAGCGCTTCTCAACGCTCCCCCGCACTGCCTCCATGTATGCATGGATGCTCATCGTCCCAGCGCTCCAGTAACACCGTTGCCGATGCCACCAGTGCTGAATGCACGACCAGCAGACTGCCCAGCCGAGTAACCACTGCCCGATGAATATCGGGAGTAGCCAGCCGACTTGAGTTTGACCTTTGCACGCATCTCGCTGTCTGCACGCTTGAACTTGTCAGCGAGCACCAATCCAGTGCCCACACCCTGCTCTGCGATCACTTCGTTCTTGGACTTGCGCAACACCTCGCTTACTCCCGCCGAGAATCCCAGCCACCACGCATTGCGGAATGACCGATCACCCTTGGGGATCACACGAGAAGCGAGCAAGTCTGCCGATGCGAACAGCGTCTTCACAGCGAATATGTCACCAGCGGTGCCATACACGACCAGCGTCAACAGGCTCTTACCATCTTTCCACCTAGTGGAGCGATAGCAAGCGACAGAGTTGGCTTTGGCGATTGATCCAGCGAGTGACAGACGGCGAAGTTGCCATTTGCCACTAACCTCAATGACCTCAGTCACGATGTTCTCGTCACGATCTTGAGCCTTGGCGAATGCGGACTCTTCAAGTCCATGCTTCATCATGAGCCGTTGTGCCATGGCGAGAGCCGTCTCGGCTTCCGCTTGTGGCGTGTTCGGATGATTGGCACGGTCAAGGATTGCCTGCACCTTGGCGTAGATTGCTTCTGTATTCATGGTTATACCTCCTCAGGTATCTAAATTGGGCGAATGCCCTCACGATGCACCGATCACTTGACCGATGCACCGTGAGGACACCACGAGGTTGCCCCCGTGATGCCGATCACTTATGCGTTCACCTTGAACTTGGCAACGATTGCCTCCAGTAGAGGCTCACCTTGACGGGCTGTTGCCTTGCTCACACCGAGTAACTCGGCAACTTGATCTACGAGCGAGTCGTAGTGGTCGTTGCTGTTTCGCTCTTCGGTGAATGCTTGCATCATGCTGATCTGCTCCTCTTCTAGGAACTCACTCAGCGATTGCTTGGTGTACACACCAATGATGTCCTGCGGACGCAAGCGGTAGTGAAGCCCATCAGACACCTTCATTGATGGAAGGCGCTCAGGGACGATCTCACCGTTGTACGACAATGTCTGCTGACGCCCACGATCTCTAGTGATCGTGCGACCCTTCAACTTGTTGACCGTGCGATACTTCGGTGAAGATGACCTCCACGAGGTGTCAAGTTCCACCCGCTCTTCAATCACATCGTCAATGATGAAGTACCCATTGAACTTGTGACCGTAGAAGATCGCTTCGGGATTGACACTCCGAATTGCTCTGATTTCATTTGCTTTCATGGTTGACCTCCTCAGGTCTTATCTTCACGGAGCGTGTGCTCCGCTAGTCCCCAGTCCCGATTGAACGGGCACGACCTAGTCGCTGGGGGAATACTCACTCACCCGTAGGTGACCTCACCAAGTACTGCTGTCTGCATGACGGAGTCACCACCGACAGCGTCAAGGTCTTCGTGATCCAAGGTGTAACCCTCGGACACGAGTTTCCCGAACGCTTTGGCGATGTCGTTCACCGACAATGACTTGCGAATTAAACCCTGCTCGTCTACCCATTCGTCGCCGTAGTACGACTCAGGATCCCATATTGCGAGTGAAACGAACTTCAAGTCGTGATCGGTCGGGATGTTGTCCCAGTCGTAGTCACC